TAGCGGAGTTTTGGTCTACCGCGTTTGGAAGAAAGTTTACACGTAGAGACGTGGCAACCGCGTTGATACTTGTAAAATTATCTAGAGACGCAGGAGAAGGATCACCTTATAAGCCAGATACCTGGGTAGACATCGCCGGATACGCAGGCTGTGGATACGAGGTTGGACTGAAAGAAAACACCGCGGAATAACAGGACATCCGCGGTGAAGGCGGTATACAGTCCTTCCGTGGCTAACTAGGAGAGGTGTATACTTGTCTGATCTTAACTTTATTGACTGCAACGGTTTAGCAGGGTTCATGAGTCTTGGCTTTGTGCAGACAGGCATGGAGATGCAACTGCGCACAGGAACATTAAACTTTGGAAATCCAGTTGCCGAGGCTAACCGTCATCATCTTGGTGATAAGTGGACTCACTACTTCTCAGACGATCCAGGAGAATGGCCTGTTAAGAAAACAGACGTTGTCGTAGGTTGTCCTCCGTGCTCTGGTTGGTCTGTCTGGTCCGGTGAGGCTAACCGCGGTCCTGACGCAAAGGCACACGAACACACACGAGCATTCATGCGCTACGCAGGGCGTGTTGCACCAAAGGCGGTTGTCTTTGAGTGCGTGCAGCAGGCTTACACCCAAGGAAGAGACGTAATGAACAAGTATCGCCAGATGGTTGAGGATATATCTGGCAAGAAGTATGATCTTTATCACGTAAAACACAATAACCTACAGGTTGGTGGATTCTCATATCGACCAAGATACTTCTGGGTAGCTGTAAGAAGTGGAATTAAGTTTAACGCACCGCACATGGAACCAAAGGAACTTCCAAGAATCATGGACATCATCGGTGATCTTGCAAAGATGCCACAGTCATGGAACAGTCAAAGTTACATAGCACCTGCAAGTAAGTGGGTAAAACACCTTAGATCTAAAAATGGAACGGTAAACGGTCACATGGGAAAGACAAATATCCACGCTCAACGTATCGAGGAAGTGTTTGACATCATCGGAAACGAGGGTTGGCAAGGTAACGGTGATCTCGGTGGCGCGATTAAGAAGGCAGTAGACATGAACAACGGAGAGTTTCCACAAAAGTGGATAGATATATCTCCTCGAGTTTTACGTAAAAATTTTAAGCTAGGATTCTCACAACCTTATCGATGGAAGGAGGATCACTGGTGTAACGTTCTGACAGGATCAGCGCTAGATCATGTGATTCACCCAACGGAGCCAAGACTTATAACTCACCGAGAGGCTGCACGCATGCAGGGACTTCCTGATGACTGGGACATCGAGAGCGTAAGAGATTACTCATCCTTATCTGCGGTGTGGGGCAAGGCAGTTGCGGTGCAGGCTGGCAAGTACATCGCGAAGGCAATATCAGACTCGTTAGAGGGAAATCCTCAGGGAGATGCTCCGGAAAAGATCGGAGATCGAGAATTTTTAATAAACGGTGACAGGGACTTCTCCCGACACGCGGCGAAGAAAAAGTGGTACTCTAGTCCCATAGGAGTAACCGCAGATGCTTAGAGACTACGATGAGGATCTTGTGCCTCAGTGTGAGCTTTGCTGGATACAGGAAAATAGTGTCTGGGAGCCTGACAGCGTAGACGAGCGCGGCAACATCATCACAAGACTTGTAAACGTAAGCGTTCCGCTAAACCTAAGTCCCGGTGCGGTATGCGAGTGTATAACCTGCGGTAAGGTAACCGTGGTTGGGATATACGTTCCGATCGAGTCCATCGAGGAACAGATGGATGAGGAACAAATGGAGGTTGAGGACATAAATCCTCCGGAGGAAAAGTAGTAGTTTCCTGATATAATTTACACAATGACGAACGGACAAGTACATGCAGACCTTCTTACCTCAGACTGACTCCTTCGAGCGTATTGCCCAGGAGCTTGACAACAAGCGTCTTAACAAGCAGGTTCTTGAGGCATGGCAGCTCATGCTTACACTTACACAACTAGATCCTCGCGGTGAACACCGTGACCCTAAGGGCTGGAGAAATCATCCGGCGGCTAGGATGTGGCGCGGTCACGAGAAGGCTCTAGCCCTGTACGCAACTACCATGTGTGACGCGTGGCTAGGTCGCGGATTTAAGTCAACCATGCATCCCAAGATAGAAGGTACGTTTTCCCGCGCGCTTGAGCTAGGACGAGTTGAGGACAGGCTTACGTTTCCGGCGTGGATGCAGGACACCGACAAGTATAGGCAGATCGCGTCTACCCACAGGATCGCGCTTCTACGTAAGGACTATCCTTGGTACTCGCAGTTTGGTTATCCTGAGGACAGCGGAAACCGCCCTGATCACTACCAGTACCTGTGGCCTGACGACAACGGCGAACTATACCTAGGTACGTTTAATAACCTCTAGATAGCCCAAATCTCAGGCGCTCAGTGCCTCTCTGAGACACTTTCACCGGCACCTCCATGGAATTACATGTTGATAATTAGTCGGTGTTTATCCGTACTTTTTGACTCCACTTAGTATACAATGACTCCAGTTACTAGTGAATTGGAGCATGGTGCAGGACTCACGTAAGGGCGAACTTCTATGGAAGGAGTGGACCGGAGAGGGATATGAGCCTTTTCTCGAGGACTCCGTCGTGTTCTTTACCGACGAGCACGTTGACCTTGAAAACGAGCTTATCCGCCGTGCACTTGCTTCCGCACTTCAACGTGACGGAGTATCAGTAAGTTTAGGTGATGGATTTAAGGCAATCGACGGCGCGACCATATCTCACGGACACGCAGGAGAGGTTGACACCGCGCTTGATCTTACCGTCTGCGATGATGAGGGAGAAACTCGCGAGGGAGACCTTGTTGATGAGATCTTCGAGATAACGTGGGTTGAGGTCTTGCGGTGACGCTAAGACCTGGAGATCTTGACTGGCAGAAGGACTCAAGCTGCTCGAGAACTGAGAATGAAAAGTTAAGAGATTACTTCTTCTCAAGTGAACCTGCGGAGAAGTATCAGGCAAAGAACCTATGCTTTCAGTGTCCTGTAAGAAAGGAGTGTCTGAAGTGGGCGCTTGAACACAAGCAGATCTGGGGAATCTGGGGAGGAAAGGACGAGGGAGAGATTCGTCGCACACTTTCTGTCTCATGGAACGGACAGGAGTCACGTCGTCAAAGATTTCCGCAGTGTCCTCACTGTAACGCGAGACCAAATAAACTTAAGACACTTGTTGTTGAGGTTCCGGGAGGAGGACGTTGGAGTACGATGCGCCTTGTTCAGTGCGAGGCGTGCGAGTTCACGTGGAGATCAAGAACCAGCGCAAACGCGGTTGACGCGTATCACGCACAGCGCGAGGAAAAATTACTAAAGGCAGAGCGTAGGAAGACAAAGGTAAAGAAAAAGAAAAAGGAAAAACCGGTAAGGCTAGATTAGCTCCGGATCACGATACCGATCCTCACGACCAACAGGATCCTTAAGACGATTAAACCACCAGCGACACGCGCGCTCGTTCTCAGTTAACGTTAACACTCCGTAGATGCGGCGGTTGTCTAGATACTGCGGCACGTTGTTTCTACGCGCTGACGCGGAGAACACCATGTACTCCCAGCGGTCCGAGTCCTCAAGATAAGTAAGCTTGTCGATATACTCTCGCTTGATTAGGTATGTGCAGTGTACACAGTCACAGAGAATTAAGCCTCGTATCTTTTGATCCAGTATCTTGTAGTACGGATCCTCTGGAACTATCGAGCCGTAGTCATCAACCTTGTCATGGTAGTTTGCATAGTACCTGCCCATGTTAACGCCAAGCTTCTCAGCGTCATGTGCGTTGTCCGCGTTCTCCTTGTAGGCAACCGCGTATCTTAGCAGAGGCGCGACGATCGGAAGTTCAAGTGAAACAAGCTCTTTCAACGTCTCAGGTAGTAGGAAGTTGTCGATGTCAACGACGAGGTAGTAGTCCGCGTCCGTCTCAAGGCACTGGCGTAGACTTTCCTGGCGTATCCTTCCTAGAACACGAAACCTCTCACCGTTCCACTCGTGAACACCAAACCTCTCGATGTTCTCGCTGACGTTACTCTTGTCATAGATAAGTCCACGGTACCTATTTGCGTTCTCCTGGATCCAGGCCTCAAGTATCTCCTCGGTGTTATCGGTGTTGTTGTTTGTGCGTATGTAAAGAAATATGTTGTCCTTTGGGTAATCGTACGCCTCAAGTGTCTCAAGAAAAAGAGGAAGTACCGCGCTCTTTTGCTTTACCAGAAGTGCGATGAACACATTTGGTGTGCTCATTAGATAAGGTACAGTCCTTCGTTGTAGAACTTCATGTTATTTATTAGACGCGCGTCGGTAGGGTTTCCCTCAAGTGCAAGCAGACCATACTTCATCGCGCTCTTCTTATCACCTAGGTAGTGCGCGGAAAGTGCACGCATGTCGTGAAGCTGCCATTTCCAGAGTGACTCGGATGACAGGTAGTGCTTTGTTGGCTCACAGCGGGCAACTAGCTTACATGTCTCCCACATGCCACCCCAGTCTGAGTCAGCGTAGTAGCAGCGAACCTTCTCAAAGTAATTTTCTCCACACGGATCTATCTCAATCGCCTTGTCAGCAAACTCCATTGCGCGGTTTGGTTGACCAAGTACCCGACACGCCTCGCTTGCCCAACGACACAACGCGGCACGTTCAACAAACCAGTCCTTGCTAAATGAAAGCGTCTTCTCCGCGCTTGTTAAAACTAGGTCCCACATCTTGTAGTAGTAGTACTCGCGCGTTAGGTACGTCCAGATGCGGTGATCCTCTCCGTACTCTTTAGATGCGGCAACAAGCATTGGCAGGTATTGTCCGCGTGACTTTGTGTTGTCAGGTTTGTGATACATCTTTGTTGGAATGGTGCAGCTGTATATGTTTGTATCCATGGACGGAACAAGTACCTCGTGAATTGGATACTTCCAGTACATGCCGTGTCTTGAGTGCATGCGTGCACACAGCCAGGTGTGTCCGGTGTCAAAGTCACACCAGATCTTGTTTGCTCCCTGAACGTAGTGTTCTCGTACCTTGTCAAAGAAGTCATCGTCAAGCATCTCATCCATGTCAAGTGACAGACAGACGTCGATGTCGTTTGGAATTAAGTTAAGCGCGGTGTTGCGTGATACATCAAACCTCCAAGGCTTGACGTGTATCTCGTAGACTGTTACTCCATGCTCGCGCAAGATCTCAACCGTGCGATCGGTTGATCCGGTGTCGCACACGATGCGAATGTCCGCGCCCTTGGTGGTCTCAGCCCACCTTGCGGCGTGCTTCTCCTCGTTGAGGGCGATGGTATATGCGGCAACCTTTATCATGGGTATACCTTACACTATATCGAGCAAAAGTTATATCTCAGGGGGCTATATCTATTAAAATAGTCCTTAAAATATAACTTATATGACCTAGTTGTTCAGGAGGAACTTATTATTTTTAGAGGCCGCCGTGTCCATTTGAGCAGGCACTAACAGCATATCTAGCAACTGTTAAGTCACCAAAATCTGTAGCGTTTCCTGTACTTGCGATAGTTATATAATCAATAACGTTAGTGGGACCTGATTCACCACCTGCAAATACACCACGAATAGAATCCGAGGTTCCTGCTAAACCATGTCTAGCAACTGTTAAGTCACCAAAATCTGTAGCGTTTCCTGTACTTGCAATGGTTACATAGTCAATAACATTACTAGATGCACTTGCTGCATAGGCACCTGCCCATACACCTCTGGTAGAAGAAGAGCAAGAACCAATTTCTCTTCTGGCCACTGTTAAATCACCAAAGTCCGTTGCGTTACCAGTGGTATCTATAGTTACGTAATCAATCACATTGGTATTGCCACCGTTTGGGTCACCTCCACCAAATAAGGCTCGTGTTGGAGAAGAACATCCACCATTGGATTTTCTTGATATGGTTGCGGTACCAAAAGATGTAGTATTACCAGTTGTTGCTATAGTTGAATAATCCATAGTGCTAACACCTGTATTAGTATATCCACCTTGCCAAACGGCTCTTGTAGAATTAGAAGCGCCAGCACCGAATTCTCTTGCCGAACTTAAACTTCCAAAATTAGTTGCATTGCCAGTAGTCATAATTGTTACATAATCTATATTATTATTATTTGCACTACTAGTTCTACCACCGCTGAAAAGTCCTCTAGTAGAGGATGCTGCTCCAGCAGTACCTCTTCTTTGTCCTGTTAAATCACCGAAGTCAGTGGCATTACCTGTGCTTGCTATACTTATATAGTCTATTACGTTAGAATATTCTCCTCCAGCAAATAATGCTCTAGGAGGTTCATAGTAAGCATTACCTACCAACAAACTTCTACTCTTAGTACCAGTCTTAAGACTTATTACCGGCATTATTGTAAACCTCCGCCATCATTAGATAGTCCTGCTACTTCATCTCTGGCGCTAACTAAATCTCCAAAATCTGTAGCATTACTAGTGGTTGCTATTGTTACATAGTCAATTATGTTTGACTTGCTTCCTGTAAAACTTCCACCACCCCATACTCCGCGAGTTGATGAAGAAGCAGCACCTGAATATGACCTTGCTTGAGTCAAAGAACCAAAACTTGTAGTATTGCCTGTAGTAGCAATAGTTACGTAATCTATAGTACTAACGTGACTTGAGGTGGCATAACCTCCACCAAATACGCCACGAGTAGAGGAAGAAAAAGCAGTGACACCCCATCTTGCAGAAGATAAATCTCCAAAGTCGGTAGCATTACCTGTAGTCGCAGTTGTCACATAATCAATCACATTACTTGCACTTGAAGTATATCCACCACCAAATAAACTTCTAGTAGGTGAAGAACATCCACCAGCATCACTTCTAGTAACACTTAGGTCACCAAAGTCTTGACCATTGCCAATAGTTGCTATGGTTACATACTCTATATTGTTTATACGGGTACCATTAACATCTACTGCACCACCAAAGACTGCTCTAGTAGTATTTCCTGCACCTGTTTGGTATCCACCAGCACCAAATGATAAGTCACCAAAAAATGTAGCATTACCTGCAGTGGCTATGGTTACATATTGTATATCATTTGTATATGGTCCGCTAACACCAACAAAACCAGCAGAAATTATACCTCTAGTTGAATTTCCATAAGCAGCGCTGCCAATAAGATTTAAAGTTAAATCACCAAAGTCTGTTGTATTACCTGTTGTATCTATAGTTATGTATTCTATAATATTAGAGGATGTATTACCTGATGGATTACCACCGCTAAATAGCGCTCTTGGAACTACAGGTATATAAGCGGAGTTACCCACCAAAAGACTGCGCTTCATCGAGCCAGTCTTCATGCTGCTAATTCCCATGGTGATATCCTAACTTAGTTTTATTAAGTTTTTAGCTTAACTTGCCCCAGATTGATGATACTACGGTTGCCGTAGGAATGATCTCCTCGGTGATCGGATCCTTAAACTCGAGGTTCTTCTCCTCGACGTAGAATAACAGTGCAGCCTCGTTGGCAAACCCCTCCTGTGGAGCATCGTCGTTTGCGACTCCGATGAGGTCAAGGTCCTGCGGTGACGAGCTTGCGTTTGCCACGGCGAGGTATCCTCCGTCTGTTACGTATGAGGGAATGGTGCCGTCAGAGTTTAGCGTGTATTTTATTAGCTTCATTATTTATTCTCCAGTAGTAGGTCGGTGTTTAGTGTCTTCATGTTTCTTTGAGCGGCGTATAGCTCAGGTGCCTTCTCAAACTTATCCGCGACTAGGTTTAGCCACTTGACGACTCCCTCGTGCGTTGGAGCCATGCCCTCGTTTAGTGCCTCCTGCTCCGCCTCAAGAAGTGCGGTGATCTCGCGCTGCGCGACCGCTCCGTTGATGCCAAGCTGAAATAGGTAGATGTGATTTCCCTCGTCGATCAAGCCACCTCGCGCCCGTGCGGCGGTAAGCGCCTGGTTGAACGCGGTCATGATGTGATACCTTGCCTGGTCATTTTCATAGTCAAGCTCGGTCAGGTGATCCTTTCCTAGCGCGTCAAGAATTGCCTGGTACTGGTCAAGTGCGTTCGCAAGACGACGAACCGCGCCGCGTCCTGACGCCTCGATGTTGTCGATCTGCATCTTAAGCTCGTCGATGTCAATTACTAGCTCGTCCGTGTCAGTTCCCTCGGACGCCATCAGCTCAAGCTCCTTACGTTTTAGCTCAACCTGCTTGCGTCGAAGCGTTATTGACGCCTCCTCGATTGCCTGGCGCGTGCGCTGCACAACCGCCAACAGGTGCTTCGCGGAGTTGATCGGTGTTAGGTCAACCACGTCTAGGGTTGCCACCTTAAACTGAGACGATGACTTGTTAAAGTTTTCCGTGTCTATCTTGGCCAACGGTAGAACTGTGTCTATCCTTGCCAGCATAGGAGTATATTGCTCTGGTAGCGCCTTTTCTATCTCATTCATTGTGTCCTCTTATCATTTATTGTAGTCCGCCGTGTGAACCTGAGGTTGACGCTGGAGAATCTGTTGCAACTATTAAGTCGCCAAAGTCTGTCGCGTTACCTGTACTTGCTATTGTTGCATAGTCAATTACATTTTGTCTTGTACTAGAACTATTTACACCAGCAATAAAAACACCTCTTACTGTAGATGCTGTTCCAGTAACGTTTGTTCTAGCAACACTTAAGTCACCAAAGTCAGTTGCGTTACCTGTTGAGGCTATGGTTACGTAGTCAATAGTGTCATAACTTCCTGATACTGGGTCTCCACCACCTATTAAGCCTCTAGTAGAGTTAGAGCAAGCACCAACTGAATTTCTTGCTACTGTTGCATCACCAAAGTCAGTTGCGTTACCAAGAGTTGCAATAGTTACGTAGTCAATTACATTAAGTTTAGAACCAGTATAACCACAGGCCCAAACCCCTCTAGTTGGTGAACCAAAAGCGTGAGCACCCCATCTAGCAACCGTTACGTCACCAAAATCTGTTGCATTTCCAGTAGTGGCTATAGTTACATAATCAATAACGTTAGATAAAGTAGCACCTTCACCAGCGCCCCAAAGTCCTCTAGTAGAAGAGGAACAAGCACCATCTGTATATCTTGCCTGTGTTAAATCTCCAAAATCAGTTGCGTTGCCAGTGCTTGCTATTGTTACGTAGTCAATGGTATTTACTTCCACTGAAGTTAATCCACCACCAAATAGTCCTCTAGTGATAGAGCCAGTACCTGCGTGAATTCTTCTTGCCTGTGTTAAATCACCGAAGTCTGTTGCGTTGCCGGTGGTGGCAATATCAAAATACACGATGTCATTTATAACGCTACCTGTACTACCGCCAGAAACCAATGCTCTAGTATTTAATGGTACATAAGCAGCATTACCTACAAGTAGGCTGATGCCCTCGTTTCCTGTCGCAACGCTGCTTACTGTCATTATGCAGTTATCTCACTGCCAAACGCTTGAAATGCTACCGTTGCGGTTGAGGCATAGACCTTAACTATATCTCCCGTTGCAAGCGTTAAGCCTACTGTGATGATAGTTGTGTCTGACGCACCGACGGTGATGTCATATCCAAGATACTGCTTGTCGGTGATGGTTTCTGTCTCTCCTGACTTCTGCACGATGAGACGAAACGTCGCGGCGGTGGCCGCAAGGTTTGCGATCGAGATGCTCGATATAACCGCCGAGGTTGACGATGGCACCGTGTAAAGTGCGGTTGCCGTCGTAGCCGCAGGGTTAGACTGTCCTAATACCTTATATGTACTTGCCATTTGTTATGCTCCTATCAGTAAGAATGCGTCGAAGTCACCTGAACCTGCGGGACCGGTTGGACCTGTGATGCTTGAGCCAGTTACACCAGTTAGACCAGTTGCTCCGGTTAAACCGGTAGCTCCTGTGTTACCTGTTGGACCGGTTGCACCAGTTGCGTATGGAACTGTTGAGCGAACGACCTCCCAAACGGTGCCGTTCCACTTCCACACACGGTTGCCGACGGTGTGGGTGTCATTAACCGAGGGCGAGTTTGGAAAATCAATTGCTGTCATGGTTCCTCCTTAGGGTAACATTATAGCAGGAAACTGATCGAACGTACGCCTCCCGCGGTGACAATTTTGACCCATCTCTCTCCGCGGCAAGCTTCTTAGCTCAGGTAAGATTTAAGCCCAGGATACATTTCCTGTGCCTGCTGTTATTGTTGTTACCTTATGTGAACCATCAGTTGCTGTTGAACCAGTAAGTCCTGCTCCAATAGTTATAGTTCCATCAGAAGTTAAGTATCTAAGGATGACTACACCAGAACCTCCATTAGGTCTTGTTCTGTTATCTCCACCACCACCACCTGCACCACCACCTGTATTTGCAGTTCCACTACCTGGTGAATTACTACTAACAGCGGCATTTGCGCCTGCACCACCACCACCTGAGCCACCAGTTCCGCCTGTACCATTACCAGAACCACCACCACCACCGCCGCCTGCGTATGTAACTGATGAGCCTGTAATGGATACTGCTACGCCTGCGCCACCAGCACCGCCGTTTGAATTTGTAACACCATCTCCACCTACTGCGCTAGCACCGCCTCCGCCACCACCGCAACCACTACCTTGAGGGAATGCACCACGACCACCTGCAAAACCTTGATTAGCGGTTCCAGTACCTGCTGTTTGTCCTGAAGCATTATTTGGTCCAGAACCACCACCAGAACCACCATTGGCACCATCAGTTCCATATGTTCCGCCATATCCACCACCAGTGGATGTTATAGTTGAAAAGACAGAGTTAGAACCATTAGAAGCACCATTATTAGTATTGGTTTCTCCATCATTAATTCCACTAGTACCACCACCACCAACTGTTACAGTGTAGTTGGTATTATATACTAAATTTAAAGCAGATTCTAAAGAACCATTGCCGCCTGTTGCGGTTACTGTGCTTCTTAAACCACCAGCACCACCACCAGCTGAGTGAGAACGAGTGCCAGAGCCACCGCCGCCTGCAACAACAAGATAATTAACACCAATGGTTGATGCTGGAGTTACTGAACTACTTGCAGAACTTGCGGTACTTGAACCTGCAATGTTGTGCGCCTTTACGGTAAAGGTATATGCTGTGCCATTAGTTAATCCTGTAATAGTTATTGGAGACGATGACCCAGATTTTTTTATATTACCTGGAGAAGAAATAACTGTATAACTTAAAATTGTAGAGCCACCATTGTCTGTTGGGGCAACGAAAGACACTGCTGACGAAGCATCTGCAACAGTTCCAGATACAGATGTTGGTGCTCCTGGAACTGAGATATTAGAATCTGTAGGAACTATTCTTCCTACATCTAGAGCAGCAAGTTCTGAATCTGTTGCTACGTTTGTAGCATCAGATGCCAAGTTTGCTAGATCTCTTGCCTTACTCATCGGTTGTCTCTGTCCAGGCTAGGTCGTCCTCTGACCAGTAGTAGAACTTACCCTCTGTTGTAGGCATAGGAGTAGGTGCCTGCCAACGGCAGGTAGCCTCATCTAGTACCCATGAGTTGAAAGGTTTAGGTGGAATAAAGGCATCTCTCTCGGCATCATAGGTGTAACCAATGCCTGCATAATTTTTACGATAGTTATTATTGTAAGATGTTCTCTTACACACCTGACCTCTGAAGTTACCGTAGAATGTTTCCCAGGCCTCAGACGTGCCGCCAACCTGTGTACCATCAGTATCCGTCTGAACTACGTCCTCATCAACTCCTGTAATTACCTCGGTAACGATGTTATCTTCATCTAAGAACGCGTAGTGTGCCATTTGTATTCTCCTTTTCTATATTTAAGCCCAGGATACGTTTCCTGTGCCTGCGGTAATTGTTGTTACCTTATGTGAACCATCTGTTGCAGTGCTTCCTGTTAATCCAGCACCTATTGTAATTGTTCCTTGAGAAGTTAAGTATCTAAGAATTACAATTCCTGAACCGCCTGAGCCGCCAGTACCGCCTTCACCTGTACCACCACCACCGCCACCACTGTTTACAGTTCCATTACCGCCAGATGCAGTTTGTTTTGCGCCATTACCGCCACCGCCAGCACCACCAGTACCGACTGTGCCACTGCCAACATTTGAAAAAAGTCCTCCACCACCGCCACCTGCATAAGTAACTGACGAACCTGAAATTGAAGTTGCAACTCCTGCTCCACCATTACCACTAACTGCACTACCACCAGCATTAGCACCAACTGCTCCAGCGCCACCGCCACCGCCAGTTGGATATGGGTCTGCAAAAAAGGTACTACCACCACCTGCATAACCTTGATTAGCAGTACCAGCACCACCAGTTCTTGACCTATTATTACTAGCACCACCTGCTGAACCTGAACCACCAACATTACCATTGGAATCAAAGGCAGGATTTCTTGCACCGCCTAAACTTGTAATAGTACTAAAAACGCTGTCATTTCCTTGATTACCATTATTGATAGTACTACCAGCACCACCAGCACCAACAGTTACAGTATATGAAGTACTAAATGCCAAACTTAAAGGAGATTCTAAAGAACCACCACCACCAGTTGCTGTAACAGTAGAACGTAGTCCACCTGCGCCACCACCTGCGTTGTACTCACCAGAACCACTACCACCGCCTGCAACAACTAGGTAGTCAACAATAATATTTGATACGGCAGACCCTCCACCAAACCAATAGTTAATAGTGTTGGCATTAGTAGCACCAGTTAGTCTAGTTCTTAAACCATATCTTGACATTAAGCAATCCTGTTCACATAACCCGTAAGAGTAATTACGTTAGCAGTTGCAGCAAATGCTTTAACCACAAGTGAGTTTGTTAATAATAGTCCAGGAGATACAAGAACTAATCCTGTACCTTCGGCACCAATGTTAATTTCAATGTGGTCATCTGGCGCAGCAACTCCTCCAAATTCAAGGGTAAGTTTTACTGTTCCTGCTGATGAGTTATGTGCGTATAGCCAAATCTCATCAAGGGCTGTTGCATGTGCCGTGTGAATAGTTGTTCCTGCTGTGGCGGTTTGAACAACCTTGACAGCCTTGCCGTCTGTTGAACCACTAAGTTTTAGTTTTGTAAAGGTTGCCATTTTATCTTCCTTATCCGAATATTTGTGCGGCTAGTATTATTTGATCATCATCTGCTGGTGGTACTGTTACCTCTGCCCACTCAAGTCCTGTGCCAGTTCCTGAGTTAGCCTTTAGGTAGTATCCGTTTGTTCCTGCGGCGAGTCGTCCGATCGTGTCGTCGGCGGTTCCCACAAGAAGATCACCTTTTGCGTCTACCGTAGTTGAAAGAACTGCGTTTGCGACGTTGAAGTTTCCGATCGCAAGTATCTCAACGATGTCACTTGCTGCAAGGGCTGAGAGTGAACCTATGCTTGTTCCGTTGGTCGCGGTGTAGTCCGTTCCTCGAACAAGAAGAACACCGTTTAGAAACACCTGCTCGTAACCTGCGGTGTATGCAAGCGTTACGGAGTTTGCGTCTGCTCCGGATACTCCGGTCTCGCCACCTGCGGCGACGAAACGATACCGAGTTAGGGTTGCGGTTCCTGTCGGACCCGTTGCTCCGGTTACACCTGTGTTGCCCTGTGAGCCTGTAGGACCTGCGTCTCCCGTGTTACCTGTTGGTCCGTCGTTTGCACTTGCGGCCTCAACCCAGTAACCGTCGTAATAAACATATAGGTTTCCACTTGCGGAGTCATACCACGCGTCTCCGGTCTCCGGTGCGGCGGGAGGAGTTGTGTCGGCGATCGAGAACTGTCCGTCGTCTCCGGTTGGTCCCGTTACACCCGTCTGTCCAGCTGCTCCGGTTGCTCCCGTGTTACCTGTCGGTCCGTCGTTTGCTGACGCGGCCTCAACCCAGTAGCCGTCATAGTACACATAAAGATTTCCTGACGCGGAGTCATACCACGCGTCTCCAACCTCAGGTGAGGCAGGCGGAGTAGTTGCTGCAACGCTAAACTGTCCGTCATCTCCGGTTGGGCCTGTCGTTCCTGTGTTTCCTTGAGCTCCGGTGTTACCCTTTGCAGAGAGAAGATCCCAGCGAGCTGACGATCCTGGGATGTGACTTGTTGAGTCTCCCGCGGAGATCGCGGTGTTACAGAAGTATGTGCTTCCGCTGTATTGAACTACGTCGCCGACGCTATACGCAACGAAGTCAAACGCCGCTCGCCAGTTGATGCCTGTTAGACCTGTGACTCCGGTGTTACCTTGAGAACCTGTTGGACCTGTGGGTCCTGTCGCACCTGTCGGAGCAAAGTCACGTATGACCTTCCAGACAGAGCCGTCCCAACGCCACGTGGTTGTACCGGAGGTAAACTGGTCGTTTACACTCGGACTATTTGGAAAATCAATCGGCATGTGACTCTCTCACCTCGGGTAACTATATGGGTAATACTATACTATAAAACTCGTATTTTATCTTAAATGAAACTGCCCGAATACCTCTCGGTAGACGGGCAGTTTCCTACGCTTAGGGCGTTATGCGGAGAGATCTCCAACAAGAACCCACGTATCGGTCGCGCGCTTGATCAGCGTCGCCGATGACCATTGAGCACGTAACTTCAGACCTGGGGTACCGTTGATGGTAACTCCCGCTCCTCCCACGGTGACCTGGCCTGCGCCGGTCTGTAGAAGGTTGATCTGATCTCCAACGTTGAACCCTGGTGTTGCAGAGTTTGTTGGGACGGTCAACGTAATCGCCGCGGCGTTGCTAAGCTCGACGAGCTTGTTAACGTCGGACGTTACAAGTGTGTAAGTTGTACCAGTCTGTGAGTTCTGAACGAGTGTTAACACCGCGTTTGAACCTGTTGGGCCGGTCTGACCGGTAGCACCGGTTGCACCTACAGCACCGACGTCACCTGTACGGGCAAACGTCGCGGTTACAACCTCATTGTTTGAGAACGAGGTTCCACCGGATACGTACGCAACAGGTACCTTGTAGTAACCTGTTCCGTCGATGATCGTGTTGATGATCGTGAACAACGTAAAGTCACCTGAGTCTGTCTTGTTTGTGACCTTCACGTGACCCTTGATCGGGCTTGTTGAGTCATCGATGGTTGCTAGGAACGCTGATATATCATCCGCGTTTGCATCCTCGATGTCAATATACATATAGGCAGCCGACGCTAGGTTTGCAGCGTTGAACTTAAGATTTCCTGAGCCTGGATCAGAGTCAGTGGTGTTTGTTAGGAATTCGTATTCGAAGGTTGCGCCGCCGAATCCGCCTTGAGCTCCTGTTACACCTGTTGCACCAGTT